TGACCGCGCGGTAACTGTGCCATACGCCCCAGGGCCACAGCGGGCACGCGTGATTGCTCATCCATATCCTGGCGGATGACTTCGGCAAAGTTGAGGGCGTGGGAAAGATCACTCAGCATCTCCAGGTTTTGCAGCGAGCCGTTTTCCGCCTCTAAGACAATCACATCATCGACTGCAATGCTCATCTGTGCCGCTTTGAAGCCCTTGCCCCAGGTTTTCGGGTGGCCATGAAACTTGATGATTCTGCTGGTGTTTGATTGGATGAAGTTGAGCACATTGTTCATGCCGATGAGATCAGGGGTGAGATCGGATACGCCCCAGAACTCGTTAGGGTTGGGCAGGTTCTGAGCAGTGAGAACGGGTGCGAATGGATAGGGCCATATTTCCATCTCACCTTTCTGCACCCATGTGCCATAGCCGCCTGTTCTTGTGTAATTCGTGATATTCCAGGTGTCCTCGAGATCATCTGCACCGGTTTCAGAGAGATCACTGTTGGGGTCAATACGGGCAATCACCTGGCGCTTCTGGGTCTCGCTGTTGAGTGCATATTCCACCACATAGGCTACAGCGAGCGTACAGTCATCGGGAAGTGTCACCGGGCGTACAATCTGACTGTCCATGAGCATGATGCGCGGGAACTGCATGTCGCCCTGTGCCGGGATGAGTTTGACAAAGGGCTGGCCAGTGACGCCGCCATTAATCGCTTTTTGCGAGAGGAGCGTCATCTTGTCGTCATCATCACCCCATAAACCGTCGGCAAAGTCCTGATCAACACATTCAAGTTCCACATTCTGCCCAAAGAGGAACGAGACGCCCTTGTTCACGATGGGTGCGCATCTATTTGAGATCACATTGTCGTCAGGCTGGTTGGCAGCCACTTTGAGCGGGGGCGCAAACTCGCCACGATACGCTTTCCAGGCTTTACTCATCTGCTCCTTGCGGTCAAGATCAGCCTGCGGCACAGGTGCCTGGGCGAGTGTCTTTGCAGATTGGAGGGTGTAGGTACTCATCGCCATATATCCTTAAAATAGGTCACGCCGGTAGGTTGCAAGTCGAACCGTGCTACCATGTAGCGGTCGGTATCCATGCCGTGATCGTCTTCCTTGACAGGCTCCTCTTTCACGCCAGTGGGTGTTTGCTTCCACACGTAGCCATCGACCTCTTCAATGGTGCAAGTGGGTTTCTTGCGGGCGACCAGATCAGGATCACGTTCGATCAGCGCATCACGAAAATGCGAGAGGCGTGGCTTGCCGTCACCTGCGGCCCGGTAGCGAGCGGCGGTCGCCTGGATGCCATCAGAGACCGATTTGTGGGCAGGCGTCGTCATGAGTCCACTGTGCCGTTCGAAGGTCATACGGTCTTCAGCATCGGTATCACAGATAACTTCCCTGGGAAATGGATCGCCGCCATCCTGTCCCCAGCGTGACACCTCTTGAATTTGCTTCACATGATCCTCCACAAGCCGCTTCGTCCGGTAGAGTTCCCGGTAACAGAACAGCCTGCCGTCGCCATCGCGTGCGTACCACTTGCACACAAACGGGTTGGTATAGCCAAAGTCCACACATAAATAGCGCGGCCACTCTTTGGGGATAGGGAAGCGATCGATGACGTTGCGCTTGCGGTCCCAGCTATCCTCATACACCGTGCCCTCAGCAGCGGCCCAGATGCCGTAGCGATAGCGAGCCAGACGCACACCGGTGAGGCCCTCTAAGATGTCAAAGATGTACTTCCTGCCCTCGTCTGTCCAATCATTCGTTCTCAGATCAAAGTAGCGTGGGTTGTCTTCGTGGCGAGAAACGAGGCGTGTGGTCACACCATCGTTCATGCGCAGATTCAGCCAGTGATAGGGAGAATCGGGGTTGGTATCGAGAATGATCTGCTGATAGGGGATAACACCTTTACGCAGTCGCATCCTTGCGGTCTCAAGATCATCAATGTCGCATTCGGTGGCTTCATTAATGAACACACCATCACATTCAAATGATTTGAGCTTAGAAGGTCTGTCCAGGCCACTAATCGCCATAAACGACCCGTTGGGATACATGTAACCAGGGGGTCGGTCTTTACTTCCACCGAAATACCTCACATTCTCACTAGGGTGCAGCACGGCATCACGATAGGTCGCAAGTGCCGAGCCACCCAGATCGACGTTGTACTTGCGACACACGAGCCACTTGGAACCGGGGTAGCTGTGTAACAGCACGTGAATTTTGTAGAGGATGGCGTACGTCTTGCCGGTATTGTGATGCCAGATACCCTCTGCCAGATAGTGTTCAGCGATTGGCACGTGCAAGTCAAAATACTCGTCAGTACGTTCGTATTCAATGCTTGACACAGTATCCCATTGTATCGTATAATCACACTTGGAGGTGTTAAATGAAAGGCTATACACACGCCACTCAGGCAGAACTTCAGGCAATTCTGGCGTCGTATGAGAGAACGCGAAGTACTGTTCTGACGGCAAATGAGTTAGGCTTGCCCAAACGTCGCGTGACAGGGCTTCTTGAGCGAGCAGGCGTGCCCCTAACGAAAGCCCATGGGGGCGCGTGCTATCACCATCAAGCAGAGATTGAGCAGTGGGCGAAAGAGGGGGTATCCCTTGCAGAAATTGCGAGGCGTATTGGCACCAAGCATCAGTTGGTGAAGAAGTTTCTGGCTGAGCATAAGATTGAGTACCAACCGTATCAGTATAAGCCAGAGGATAATCATTTCTGGCGAGGTGGTCGGATTGTAGATTATGACGGGTATATTCTGGTAAAAGTTGTTGATCATCCACATAAAGATCGTCATGGTTATGTGCGTGAACACCGTTTGGTGATGGAGCAGCAGTTAGGTCGGTATCTTCTCCCGTCTGAGGTGGTACACCATCGGGATGGAAAGAAACAGAATAATGCTCTTGATAACCTGGAGGTGTTTGACTCAAATGCAGAGCATCTAGCGGTGACACTGAAGGGCCAGATGCCTCAGTGGTCAGACGCGGGCAAGGCGAGGATATCAAGAACTGTGAGCCAGGGGCGCAATCCGAAAGGAAGCGCCAACCGTCAGGCGTCAAAAACCGATGGTCATCTGTCACCACGCACTGACGACCAGACGCCAGCGTGACACGATACAGTTTCTTGATGCCCTTTATAAAAGGGACTTCTGCCTGTATAACACCAATCAGGGTTTGTACGAATGGAGCTATCTTCTTCTCGTATAGCTCCACGATGGGCGTATGCTTGCCTGTCACCGGATTATAGAACAGCGTCTCACCGGCAACACAGCCCCCAGGTCCATCGAGGCAGACCTCCGTATCCTGGCAGGCACCGAGTGCAAAGTTGTTACCACGCAGTTCAGGCGCTTTGATGAGCACTTCGGTTTTCTCGGCAAGGGCAGTGGTCATGGCAACTCCTCAACCGCATAGCTTTTGAATGATCTCAGCGTACGATTTGCCGGTCTGACTGCTGATTTCGGCAAGGTCAAGGAGCATCCAACTTTTAGAAAAGTGGACAAGCAGAAATCGATCAGCTATCAGATCATAGGTCACAGTAAGTTTAAGGTCAGCCGCTTTCATGCATGTCTCCTGAGATATTCCCATTTGAATACTCGCTTGCCGGTGCGTATCATAAAGGTAATAAAATAATCGCTGATGCTGAGTTCAAAAGGTGTCAAATTGAAATGGTCAATCTTCCAGGTTTGAAAACACCAATGGCCGACATCCGGTATTCTATTTACTTGCTCACTCATGCTTTCACCTCGCCCAGATACCCTTGTGGTACTTCCCTGATCACAATCTGATTGGCAAACACCGCCTGATCCACCGGAATGTCGAGCCCCATCAGCTTCGCACGTCGCTCCATGATCACCAGTATCCGATCCACCGCAAAAAGCATGCTTTTACTGTACTCCTCGTCACGCAGACGCTTCAGCACGGTCATCTCCAGGTACTCCAGCGTGGCCAGTTCCTCGCGGCGCATCTCCTCCACGTTCGTGCTGATAGAGCGGCTGAGCTCACGCTGCACGGCGTTATGGGCGGCACCTTTGGAGGAAAAGCCGCACTGAGTGGCAATCTCAGCATAGGAGAGGTGTTGTTGCGCACGCAGCTTGAGCGCGAGTGAAGCACGGATGCCAGCGTTCACATCGCGAGTATTACCCCCTGAGTTGTCACCGCGATGCTTGCTCATGGCGCTATTCCCTTATCAACGAGATCATTGGGTAGTTCGAGGCCCAACGCCTCAGCAATACGCCAGAGATACCACTGCTTATGGTGCGCTCCATCGATAGACAGGGCTTTCTCTAGCAATTCTTTGATCTCATACTTATCTAAAGTAGTTGGAAGCCATACGGGAATGTCATATCTTATCGCGCTTTCCTCCACCACGCACAACGCATCTTTCCGACCAGCGACAATACTCGCGGTGAAGCGATGCTTGCCATTGATGATCGCGTACATGCCGGGAAAGTCAGGGTTCGGCTGCACAATCAGCGGGTCAACGTCCAGGTGAGGATTATCTTGCAAGAGCTTCAAGTACAGCGCAAACTTCTCAGGGAAGCACGTCCATTCAGTCAGCTCTAAAACTTGCAGTTGTGAGAGCGGAATGCGAGCTATAGTAAGTTGTGCCCCTGACTTGATCATCGCTCACCGCCTGGAAGCAATCGCGTCTCATCGGTAACGGGATACACAACTGAGCCTTCTACCACATTGCTCTCAGGATGTGTGCCATACTCCACAAAAGTAGCGTAGCGAAGGGTGTCTGTTGCATGGTCCCAGGCATCGACAACACACTTGATACCCGCTTCAGAAAGACCCTCCCGCAACATGCGCCCTATCTCAAGTTTGATCTCGTCAGCAATGTTCATCGTTCACCTCGCGGATTGTAGTACTGCCGTGTCCTGGCTCGCTCTATCCCCTGTGCGAGCAGGTGCTGTGTCTCAATATCTGAGTAGCTGATATCCCCGTACGGCGTGCTGATACGGCGTCCCTGTCTGCGATGCCACCTGCGTAATGGAGAGGAACGCAGCAGCAGCACCGCGCCAATCAGGAGAAAAAGGGCAAGGAGAAGTGCAGCCGCAAGAATGGTGTACAGCCACGTCCAGTGATAGGGATACATCGCTACTCCTCTACCGGCTCGTAGGTCGCCTTGAAGATATCAGGCTTGCAAGGATACAACTCGCCCTTAATCCCCTTGATAATCCAATCGTCCTCTACGCCAAGCATGAGCCCCTCGAGTGTCGGAATGAGCAGACCAATGCGTGCCGGGTCAGGTGGGACCGCCTCCGTCGCTACTCCATTGGCATCGACGTATGTCCCTTGTGGCTTCCCATCTTCCAGCTTTCCGACCCCGGCGAAATCACACATGTCTTGCCAGGTACCCCATTGAAGTTGCAAAGCCTCGATAACGATAGGTTTCTTGCGATACTTAGCCATGACCTCTCCTTTACGGTATACCGGCGCTGTGGGCAACGAGCAGCAGGTAGGTGAGCAGCACCACACCGGTGAGCAGTGACGCGCCAAAGACGAGGCGCTTTATTTTGTGAAGCATGTGGCGTTTCCCCCTAATCTTGTGTAACTTTTATCCATTCAGCCATAGAAAGAAGCGCACAGGCAGGAATACGAACCTGAACATTTGTAGCAATAGAAGATAAACAAGCTTATCCCAGGCTACGCGTAAATCTTCCATGGCTTCGTTCAACGTTTGCTCTCTATCCATCGTTCAACCAATCGACTAAGCACGCCTGTCAAGCCGGTTCTACATGTATTGTATCGTGATGAGCGCTGATACATAAGTCCAGACTTATAGATAACTTTAACCTATTTTTACGATATCGCTTAGATTAGCCTATGAAGCCGGTTCAGCGAAAATCACATCTTCAATGTATGTACACTTATCTTGATGATCGACACTTGTTCTAAATGCTGGTGATCGTTGGCTGAATGGCTGTAGTAGTGACAGCATTCGTAAATGTCAGTCCGCCGTTGGGAGTTATCAGTACCACCTTCTTCATGATTTCACCGGCAACCGCAATCATGAGCCGTTTATTGTTATTGTCCGCCGGTATCTCTTCCCAACGCTTCGCGGTCTCCGGTCGGGTCTCATACCCATACTCCGGTGCCAGGCGTTCGTAGGTCTCGTGAAAGAGTTGCGCTAATTGTTCAGGTGTCATAGGTTCCTCTATTCTTGCGTAACACACTGTTCGTGCAGGCCGGTAAACGCTTTGCGCTCGGCACGTGTGGCGTGGTTGAGATCCAGTCTCGCGCCACACACACAGCCGATGACTTCCTTGAAGCCGATTTTGTGCTCCACGATGCGTAGCGGACTCACCGGCACATCGAGGGAGCCTTTCGTTAAGCGGCGGTTGCGTATGCCGATACTCGTGTTGACCATACCTGCTCCAAAACGACAAAAAGGTGCTAGCTTTTTACAGCTAGCACCTGCGATCCGCTCCTCGCGTGCGATCAGTGCTTGATATCATCTGGCGTTGTAGGGCATCCGCATTGCACGGAGCTACAGGACTGTGCGCAATTTCCCTTCTACAACGCCATGGGTCGCCTGACAGGATTCGAACCTGCATATGCCGGCTCTGCTCTACCGTTAAGCTACAGGCGAAACCACAGTCCCTACCGGGACGCTTGCTAATCCCCCGCCTTGAACTTCTTGTACAGTTCTATCACAAAGATACCAATACTCGCTACCCAGCCATGCTTTACCTTGATGGTGATTTCGGCCTCTTCCATCTCCATGGTCGCCACTGCCTCTATTTTCGGCTCCAGCTTGACAGCCACGTCCATGGCCAGAGCGCCAATTTTTCGCATCTTGGCTGTACCCGCGCACACAGCCGGAAACTCAGCAGTTTGACACCAGTATGGCATAATGGTTACCCCGCATATAGAAGATACATCAACTATAGCACAGGAGCACACAAAAGTGAAGAGCGGCCATTGCTGAACCGCTCTCCCGTTGATCGGGCTATTCGATTGTCTGCGTGGAGTCGGGCGCATCACCCCTCTTTTCATTGTGATAGGGAATTGTATCACTTTCCGCTTGTGGCACGCTCGCGTTTCGACTCCACATACAACTCAAAGCGGTGCACGTCGTCGTCGCTGAATGTGTTGGGGAACGCCTGGTCGGTGGCAATGGACAGGACGCTACGCACGATATCCATGTGCCACATCTTGCGTTTTGCGCACCAGTCAGGACAGAGACGAGCAAATTCCAGGAGCAGATCGTTGAGCGCGTCGGGATAGACCGGCAAGAGATTCTTGGACTTTGGCGCCAGCGTGGCAGGGCTGCCATCGCCATTATGTAGTGGTTGTGCTGTCCTGTGTCCGTTGCTCTGCTGCTGATTGCTGGCCACCTCGTCAGCACTGGCGATAGAGTCAACGACCCCGTAACCAGCAAAGCCGAGCGCACGCCCAAGTGCTGATGTTTCGCCACACTCAAAAGGGCTCATGCCATCAGGCGTGTTGGGTTTGGCATTGAACTTGATTTCCGCTGTGCCGATGTATTGCTCGCCTTTGACATCGATGAAGAGGCGGACATACGAACGTCCGCCCATTTCAAACGTCTCTTCTTTGAGCATACTATAGCGTTCCTCAGCAAGTGCTGCTGCCACGCGGTCCTTGACTTCGACGTACTCTTTGCCGTGTAAATTGATGGTCATAGCAATCCTCCTATGCCTGTTCTTCAACCAGCACCCACGCCTGGCGGAAGAACACTTTGTCGTACTGCGAGAGAAAGCCGGTAAGGGTGAGGACCTGGAGCGCGGAAAGGGTGACGCCACGGCTGCCGTCCAGGATGGTCACTTCCCCGGTGGTTTCGTTGAGTTCCACCGAGCGGTCACGCCCGAGGGCCTCGGTGATAATCTGATCGTTCATGGCTTACCTCACTTCCATGATTGTGTCGATGTGCTCTGCGTACTCATTGAATTTTGCCAGATGCTCGTTCATCTTTGCCAGCTGGAGCGCGATCTCTGCCAGCATTGCTACCTGTGCGACGTGTGCCGCCTCTGGTTGGGGCAGACGGATATAGGCTTGTTCTGCCTCATCTTGAAACTGACGAATGACGGATTGTTCCATGTCTCTCATTTCCTCCTGGATGAAGAAAAGATCACGCTCTGCTTCATCCCTAATCACGCTCATGATATCCATTAGACTAGCAACTCTGCCTTGTACTTGTCCTCTCCCTCGATCTTCACAGCCTTGTACCCTTGCCGCTTCAACTCATTTTCAATGTTGATCAGACCGCGCTGGGCAAAGCCAGTAGAAAGCTTCTCACTATCTTCTAGCAGTTTGTTATAGAGGTCTATCAGTTCTTGTACGGTAAATTCCATGTCCATGCTCCTTTAGCTGTAAATTCCAAATTCCTCGACATACGCCGCGCGGTTCTTCGCTTCCAGGAACCACGTACCGGCAACGGCGTGGCAGCAGCGACTCGTGTAGGCGATGCAGGAACAGCGGGTGACGTGGCGGCCATCATGCTCGCACGTGTATGTTTTATTGGCATCGCTACCGGAGGCGATCTCCAGTTTGCCGTTGCCGGCTTCACGCACTGTTAAGAGTCTGGCTTTTTCTTCGATCGTCATCTGAACTTTGCGTCCACTGATGGTTCCTGTCGTCATGTCCGTTCTCCTCGTTTTGTTCTCCGTACCTCGTTCTTGGTACATTCTTAGTATACGATATTTGTCACGGTTTGTCAAGTGTTTAGCACGTGAATTTGACAGATTTGTACATATCTTGACAAACTCGTTATAATCTGGTATAAAATATACAGGTCAAGACAAATATGGACAGGAGGATATATGCCAGAAACCTTATTGACCATTGAACAGGTTGCTGAGCAGCTGCAAGTGAGCACAAGAACGGTGCGACGTATCATGAAGACAGACGAGCTAAAGGGCTTTATGATAGGGAAGCGATGGCGTTTTACGCAATCAGAAGTGAATGCATACTTGAAGCGACAGCAAGAAGTAGCTAATGAGGATACTGCGAAACGTCCGGCGGTGAAGAAACCTGACAAAGACGCTGCTTGAGCCCAGGGCGCAGAATGAACTTCAGCATGCAGGCCACTGGACATTCTGCGCCCAAAAGCCTGCTTTTAGTATATCATAGTCTAGAAAGGCAGGTTATTATGAACAAGAAACATTGGGTTATCATTACAGTTGTACTTCTATTGGCACTTGCATCCTGTGGCACGGACACAGGTACAACCGGATCGCCAGCAGCAACACAGGCGCCAACGAGCGCACCGGCAAGTCCAACGGCTACACCGAAGCCGACGCAGGCGCCCAAATGGACGACGGTGCAGCACTTCAGTGGCAATGGCACGAAGAAGACACAAATTTTTAGTGTACCGGATGACTGGAAAATCCTGTGGAGCTGCACCGGCGGCGACTATGGCGGCGTGCTGGTGGTCACGGTCTATGACAATACAAATGCCTATATCGACGGAGCGGTCAATGCGACGTGCAAGGCAGGCAGCACGCCCACAACCGGAGAGACGGAAGAGCACCAAGCGGGATCTATTTACCTCTCAGTGGATAGTACAGGGGATTGGAGTGTGCAGGTGCAGGCGCTGAAGTAGTGGATAACGTGTGGATATCTATGTAGACGCGCGAGAGGAGAGAAAATAAAAATGGAAGATGATATGCTTCAAAAACGCTGCAATGGCCCATGTGGGCGCGTGCTTCCTGCCACAACGGAGTATTTTCATCGCCATAAACAGGGCGGACATGGGGTGAGAGCAGTATGTAAAGAATGCCGCAAAGCCCGTAACGCCAGTCCAGAGGTACAAGAGTATCATTCTCTCTACAACAAAGCTTACCGTGACAATCACCCAGAGTTAAAAGAACAAAAACGCGTCTACTATGCTCGCCCAGACGTGCAAGAGCATGTGCATGCCTACCAGCAAGTCTATTATAATCGTCCTGGGATAAGAGAACGGGAGCGCGCACGTACTAAAGCCTGGAGTTGCATCCCAAAGAACGTCGAACGGAAACGTGCAGTTCATCAAGCCTACTATCGCAGACCTGAAATACAGGAGCGCGCACGACATCGTGTCAGTACCTGGTATCACAATCCTGAGAATCGAGCGCACATCCATACGCAAAGGCAGGTAAATGTACGTAACCGCGATGCGCGTAAAAGGGCTGTTCCAGGTAAGCATACCGTTGAACAGATTCAAGATTTGCTGAAACGTCAGCACTATCGCTGCTACTATTGCTCTGCGAAGTTTCAGAAGGTAAAGGGGAACTATACCTACCATGTTGATCATACGTTCCCGCTTTCCCGTATTGCTGGTACTGGTATTCCTGCCAACGATATCGGTTATCTTGTGCTGGCCTGCCCTACCTGCAACATGCATAAGCATGATAAGTTTCCGTGGGAATGGCCAGAGGGAGGGAGATTATTATAATTTCCCGAGGTGGCTGAACTTTTGGAAGAGCAGAACTGATCCTGGATCGGAAATGCCCGCGAGCGTTCTCAAATACAAATCGGTTACCCCGATGTTGCTGTGATCTAACAATTGCTGAATATCTCTAACGTTCGATCCAGCTAAATAACGCTCGCGTGCAGACGAATGGCGAAGAGAATGCAGTGAATACTTTCGATCTAACCCTGCCTGCTTCGCATACGCTCTGAAGAGTGTGTTTACATAGTGATGATTAAGTGGAACGTTTGTCAGCCCGTCCTTACGTCCCTGTCCCGGGTGAGAGGAAACAAATAAGAAATCTTGTGGATGTATCGTTTGAAGCCTACCTGAGCGTTCAAGGTAGGTATGCAGGATCGTCCAGCAAGGTAGGGGAAATTCTTTGATGATTGGTTGTCTGGCTTTTCCCTTACCCGTGTAGGTGTAGGTATAACCAGACCGTCTGGTACCATCAGCGTCAACGATGATCGTGGCTTGAATATCCTGAAATTGCAGGCGGTATAATTCTGAACGGCGTCGTCCAAGCCACCAGTAGAGAAGAAAGAGCGCCTTGTCTCGCAGTCCTTTCGCGGTAGTGGTGGGGATGACGGCAAGCAGTTGCTGAAACTCGTCAAGGGATAGGGCATGCGGATGGACTTCACGTTTCGGATAGACTATACCTGTCGTCGGATTGGCTTTCTGGAAAAGCATCTCATCGCCCGCCTGCCAGGAACTGGCGAAGGTATAAAAAGAACGCAAAACACACAGGCGTTGACACTTGGCACTCGCGCTGACGGTGACACCTGGGTTGCGTTTACTGGTCGAGGGACTGTTCATGAAGTGCAGCACATCCGTACGCGAGACAGCATCAGGCAGTTTGTCGCACAAGCTAAAGAAACGCGTGAGGGTCGAGGTGTAGGTGTCCAGGCTCGACGCGGAACCGCTCAAATCGAATATACTTTGTAGGAACGACTCTGCACACTGCCGCCACGTGAGAGACCAGGATGAGAGCATAGCGAGCTTTCGTGAGAGTGATGGGGACTTCATTGCTGGCGTCCCCATCAGACACACTACTGAGATGCGTACAGAGGTCGCGTTCCATGAGCGCACTATAGGCACACTCGCTCTATAGGCTACTGAGAGTTGGGGGATCTCTCACTAGAGAGTATAACATAGACATTAGGTAGAGACAGTGTGATTGTTAGGTAAAAATACGGAGAATGAGGGGATACGGACAGAACTATACAAAAGTAAGTACATTGTCACTACATTGTCTAACAAATGTTATGACATTCTCAGACATTCTCTGAGATTTATTACAGATTGATGAATTTCCATCCTACGCGAAAATATCTACGTAAAACTACTTGTACTTTGCCGAAAGGTGTGCTAAGCTTAGACCGCTTAGGGACATCCAAGCACAGTAAGGGCTATAAAACAAGGAGGGAAGCGCATGAGCGCACCAACGATGACAGACGAGAAAATCTACACGGTCAAAGAAGTGGCTGCCATTCTGCGTGTTGCGCCCAAGACCGTGCGCAAGATGATTGCAGCAGGAGAGATTCGAGCTTTTAGTGTGAGGGATGAGTATCGTATCAAGCAGAGTGCATTGGACGCAGTGATGCAGGAACGGGAGCGGCGCAAGAAAAACGACTAGCCAAAACGACGAAACCGGGAGCCTAGATTTCGAAGGTCAAGCTCCCGGCATGTGTACCCCAACATCCTTGTGTCTATTATAACATATGGGTGATGGGGAACGTTCCACCCGTTTGAAAGGGGGAAGTCTTATGAAAGACAATGGTAGTATAACGCACTTTAGGACACCGTATAGCAGTATAACACATCTGCACACGCCTGGGGAGGTGGCACGATGAGCGATGTACAACTTGAGATCAACGCAACATTCCAACGTGCGAATGATACCCTGATGCAACCTGAGGGCGTTCGCATCATGATTACGCCGCCACTCGATGAGGATTATTGGCTCTTCCGCGTGAAACTCTACGAAGATCAGTCCATGCTCG